AGCTAAAGAATGGGAACAAGAAATTTTAACCTACAATAAAGAAATTGAAGAGTTTGGGTTTGGTAAAACTTTAATGGAAAAGTCATCGTTAACGCTTTGGTCGTAAAATGGCTTATAACTAATCGGTTAGCGAAACTAAAAGGTAACACTTCAATGATAACGGGCCTTAACGATATACCTTTTACTATAAAAAATAAATTTGCAGATTAGTTATTTTAGCTATATTTGCAGTGTTGGTTGTATTATTGAAGTAAGGAGCAATGATACAGCATTACTGAAAGTTTAACCACTTTCTAACCCCGTGCAATTCCTTACTTGTGCGGGGTTTTTTATTTTATGAATTTTACAGAAAAACCAAAAGAAACATTTAACAAAGTTAGATTTCTTGATTACTACATGTCTAACCATAACGGATTTATTGCGGGTGGTGTATTCAAAAATATTTTTAAAGGGCAAAAAATTAAAGACATTGATATTTTCTTTGAGTCCGAAAAAGATTTTACAGAGGCTTTAATTTACTTTGAAAACGACAAGGAGTATGTTTTCTCATACGAAAATAAAAATGTAAAGTCATTTAAAAATACCAAAACAAATATCCGAATTGAATTAATTAGGCACACTTACGGCACACCTATTGAAATTATATCAATGTTTGATTTTTCCGTAACCCGCTTTGCGTACGCTAAAAAGAAAAACGAAGAGGGCGAAACAGTTTATTACAATGTTTACGTAGACACTTTTTTTGAAGATTTGATAAACTTAAAATTGGTAATTGATGGTAATTTGCCTTTCCCAATGTCTACTTTTGAGCGTAGTTACAGATATAGAACGTACGGTTACGGTTTGTGTAAGGAAAGCAAATCGAAGCTATTGGATGCATTAAAAACCGCAAATACCGAAGATTTAAGTAACGACCTTTATTTTGGATTAGATTAGTTATGGCAGAGGGTAAAAAATCATTCCTGCTATACACCGATTTAATTCAAAGTATAGCACATCTTACAAACGAAGAAAAGGGCATATTGTTTAATCATTTACTTGAGTACGTAAACGACATGAACCCTGTATTAACGGATAGGCTTTTGATTACTGCATGGAAACCTATTGAGTTATCGCTAAAACGTGACTTGGAAAAGTTTAATAAGGCATTAGAAGAAAAAAGTATTAGTGGCAGGCTTGGAAACTTAAAGCGTTGGCACAAAGATTTGTTTGATTTAGTTATTAATCAGTCAATGACTTTAGAAGCTGCTGAATTAATCGCAAAAGGTCGCAAAGTATCGCACACCGACGAAAATAATCGCACACCTTCGCAGGAGGTCGCGAATATCGCTGATAGTGTAAATGATAATGTAAGTGTAAGTGATAGTGTTAATGATATTCTTTTGAGAAAAGAAACAAAAGGTAATGCTAAACCTAAATTCCCGTTTAAAAAATCTTTACTTGATTTAGGAGTTGATGAAATAGTAGTTGATACTTTTTTAGAAGTTCGCAAAAAGAAAAAGCTAACCAATAGCGAAATAGCTTTTAATAAAATTAAAAATGAAATAACTAAATCGGGGTTGATGCCAAATGAAGCCTTAACAATTGCTTGTGAAAAAAGCTGGGGCGGTTTTGAAGCTGAATGGTTAAAAGAAAAAAACTTTGCGGCAAAAAAAGAAAAGCCAACCATGCGAAGTACCAATGAGGCATTTGATGAAGCTAAACAATTTATTTTAAACGGAGGTGTAATAAATCAATAATGGATAACGAAATAATAATTACAACTAAGGTTAGTGCGATTGACCAAGTTGATTTAAAAGCTAAAATTTTAGAGTTGTTGCGTTGGGCGCACAATCGCATGAGGATTAAAATTGACAGCGATATGTCGGCTATGCTTGTTTTTGATACCCAAGAGCTGACAACCGACTTGCAAACGATACCCGAATTTAAAACATTAAAGTTGCCACAAATACGTGAAGCATTCCAAAAAGGCTTAAGTGGTGGTTATGGGGATTTTTACGGTTTAAACTGCGTAACCTATGCAAAATGGATAAGAGCGTATTTAAGCGAAGAAAAAACCAAAGGTGTAAGTTTGGAGCATGAAAGGGTAAAAATGCGACTGAGCGAACAAAAAGAGCCAACAGAAGCCGAAAAGAGAGAGTTAAGCGAAGCTAACTTAAAACGTGTAGTTGAAAAGTATAAGTTAACAGGAATAGTGGATGATAACGGCAGCCCTGCTTACATGTATTTATGGAACACTCAACAAATAAGTTTTGGCGCGGATAAGTGGCAAGAGTATTTACAACGTGCAATGCAGCTTGAGCAATCTCGATTAAACAAGGAGTTGAAAAACGCAAAAGATAGCTTAAATAAAACTTTGGCAAGCGAATTAACCAGCACACTAAACGAATTAAACGAAAGCCAAGTAAAATGTGTAGCGCGAAATTTAGCCGTTGAAGATTGGATAAAAAAAGAATTGAATAAATAAATACAAATATATTTGCATATATCAAAAGCAGTTGTATATTTGTACTCACAAAACGAAAAACCATGATCGGAAACGAAAACAGCCACAAAATAGATTTCGATAAACAGGTAATGGTTGCGTACATGCTGTGTAAGGCGGCTAATTACCAATTGAAATACTTGCGCGAAAGTTTTAACAAAGATTACGCTAAAATAGCAAGTGAGGTAAGTGCTAAAAACAATTGGTTTTGTTCAGGTATAGAAAAATCAGTACCAAGCAAAGACATGCCAGCAGTTGAGGAGATAGTTATGCAGGTACTTGAAAAAATAAACGAGATTGATTTTAACCAAAAAATAGAATTATGAGAAACATACACGTATTACCAACAGCCAAACCAAGCAGGTTATGGTTAGACGAATTCAATGTTTTAAGATACGGTAATGAATCATTTTATTATGAAAGTGGTTGTATATGGCAAAACATTTACATCACTAATTCAGAAGAAATTAAAGAAGGAGATTGGTCGTATAATATAGAAGAAAATATAGTTGCTAAATGTATTCATATTGAAGGATTGTCTAACGGTCACTACATTGGTAAAAAAATCATCCTAACAACAGACCAAGATTTAATTTGTGATGGAATAGCGCAAATTTCAGAAGATGTATTTTTAAAAATAGTAGAACAATTTAACAAGAAATAACATGAGAAAATTAGAAGAACACTTTTGCACGTATGAGCAAGCGCAAAACTTAATTAAATTAGGATTAAGCCAAGATAAATATGGCTTATCCGTTGAACAATATGGCACAGATGAGTTTGGTTATAGCGGATTTCTTCGCAGCCAAGCATTAGACTTCTTTAGGGATAAAGGATATGATTTCCAAATTGGAAGCCATTTAAACAAAGGTTATTGGTTTGCATGTTCAATAAATTCTTATGGATATGCTTTACCTAATTTTAAAAGAACCTACCCCGAAGCCGAGAGCGCATTGATTGACAAACTTATAGAACTTGAAAAGGAGGCGCAAAATGGGAAATAATCATATTGTTGACACCAACAAAAAGGTAAGCAGCGTTGAGTGGTTGATTAAAAAACTACAAAATAGGCAAAATGGAATTTTTGATGGATTCCCTCATTTGTCTTTAGATAAAATTTACGAACAAGCCAAAGCAATGCACAAGGAGGAGATAGAAGAAGCGTTTGCAAATGGTGCTGATGATGAATATGAATATCAAATTAATAATGAGCCAAGAAAGAACACAGAAAAATACTACAACGATACCTATGGCAATGATTAACTACACCACCCACACCGCACTATCAACCTCAAATGGTTGTGTAGAGTTGCGAAAATACTTTGATGGCAGCTATTCCGCTTACCACAAAGACAAACACGGTAACGTTAAGGAAGTAATGTGCGCTAAGTTTGGTAAAGCGCAGGATGAGTATGATAAATTAAAACTTGAACTATGAAACCAACAAGGCGCAAATGCAAGTATTGCACAGAATGGTACGAGCCAAAGTTCAAAACAACTGAACCATGCCCAAAGTATGAGTGCAGAGAAAAACAATTAACTGCACTTACGCCAAGATTAATAAAGCTAACAAAGCCAACGCAAAAGAAAAGCTAAAAACGTTATCGGATTACGAGGCTGAGGCAAAAAAAGAGTTTCAAAAATTCATACGGTTAAGGGATAAAGACTTACCATGCCCATGTTGTGGAGCTGTTAAAGCAAAAGAGTGGCACGGGTCTCATTTTTACTCCGCAAATCTTTACAGCGGCACTATTTTCGATGAAAGAAACGTACACAAATGCTGTGATTACTGCAATGTTTATCTACATGGCAACTTATTAGAGTACCGCAAAGGCCTAATACAACGCTTTGGAGAGCAGTTTGTGCAGCAGTTAGATGTAGACGCCACCGCATTACGCAATCGAAAGTACACCAAGTTAGAATTGATTGAGATTAAGGCGAAGTATAGAAGTAAAAATAAACATTTTGAAAACAAGTTATAACAATTATATTTGAAGCATGAATAAAATAACCATATCTGTATTAAAAGTATTCAGCGTTAGAGCATTAATGCTAATAACACGACTATTTGTATTTACTGTTTTAGCGCGTGCATATTTTTACACGCCACATTGGAGTTACATAGTCGCAATGGTACTTAACTTACACTTAATTGGGGTTGCATCCTATAATTGCATTGAAACGCTAAAAATGTACATAGCCATTAGGCCGAACATAGAGCAAGTGCAAAAAGATATTGAAAACGTTAGCGTTAAAGTGAAAAACAAAGAGTATTTGAGTAAGTTAAGAAAGTAGTGAATACCACGCAAATAAAATGGCAAAAACAAAAGAAGTAATATTACTTAGATACCCATTAGATTACTCAGACACACAAGTAGAGGCTTTATTGGCATGTGTGGAAAGGTTGAAGGAAAGCAACCAGCATTATGATGGATTTATAACCATAATTATACCTGACACATCTGTTAATAGGCTTGAGGTAGAAATAGTTTTTAATCCAAATAAACAACATGGCTAAGAAGTTTGACGAAGACAAAATAAACAAGGTGCTGGAGATAATTTCTTCTTCGCATAAGGGGATACATAAAGCTTGTAAAGAGGTTGGTATTTCACCGCACACACTTTATAATTGGATGGATGCTACACCTGAGAATGAGCACCAATACGCGCGCGCCCGCGAGGCACAAGCCGACTTATTAGTTGAAGAAACGCTTGAAATATCAGACGATAGCAGCCGCGATACATTTGTAACCGATAAAGGGATTAAGGCAGAGGATCGCGAATGGACTAACAGGAGCAAATTGCGCGTTGATACCCGTAAGTGGCTTGCAGCTAAGTTAAGGCCAAAGAAATACGGCGATAAAATCGAAGTTGATGCAAAAATTGATGCAACAGTAACCACAATTACTGGCATGGAAATAAAGTAGTGGTAAAATGTTTCACAGTAACTATTTGAAAATCAATATACATTTGCCAAATACTCACGGGATGAATAAAAAATACATCGGGAAACGTTCCACGAAATGAAGCTAATATTTGACACGAACGGAAATGAAAAACAAAAAGACATGGCCCGTGCATGGCTTGACCCAAACATTACCGATATAGTTTATGGAGGGTCGAAAGGCAGCGGGAAAAGTTTTGGAGGTGTTAACCTTATATTCGGGGATGCGTTTATTTACCCAGAGACACATTACTTTATTGCTCGTAAGAAATTAAACGACATCCGCAAGTTTACCATCCCGACCATACACGAGGTATTCCAATCATGGGGCATAAGCCAAAAGATGTACTCATTTAACGGTCAAGATAACGTTTACACACTCTCAAATGGGAGTAAGGTGTTTTTGTTAGAGGCGAAATATTTACCATCAGACCCGTTGTACATGCGTTTTGGTTCAATGCAGATGACACGAGGCATGATAGAAGAGGCTGGAGAGTTCGAGAAAGAGGCCAAAGAAAATCTACATGCATCAATTGGCCGTTGGAAAAACGACAAATACAACATAACTGGAAAGTTATTGCAGACTTGTAACCCATCAAAGAATTATCTTTATAAAGATTATTACAAGCCAAATAAAATAGGCCAATTAGAACCGTATAAAAAGTTTATACAAGCCCTACCATCAGACAATAAAATGTTAGATAGCGGTTATTTGGAAAATCTTAATCGGATATTAGGCAAGGCGGCCAAAGAACGTTTATTGTTTGGGAATTGGGAATATGATGACGACCCAACGGCTTTGTGTACTTATGAAAACATACTAGCCTTATTTACTAACAACCATATTTTACATGGTGTAAAGAAATACATAACAGCAGACGTTGCAAGGTTTGGTAGCGATAAAGCAATCATAATGGTATGGCATGGTAATGTAATCATTGAAGTGTTTAAGTTCGCTACAAGCGCAACGACTGAAATTCAATCGTGCATAAACACATTAAGGGTTAAGCACGGTATAGCAGCGGTTAATTGCATAGCCGATGAGGATGGTGTAGGTGGTGGAGTAGTTGACAACTGTAAAATAAAAGGCTTTACGAATAATGCGCGGCCAAT